CGAAGAAAGACTACGACAAAATGAATGAGCGAGTGTTAAATCGCGCTTTGGACGGTGATAGAAAATGATCCAAAGTTATTTGAAGGATGAAGCGCAAAAGATTTTGCCTGAGCTAGAATGGAGCATTGAGTTTTATACCGGAGAGGATAACACGGGGACGGTTTATTCAGAAGCGGGAGATCCGCCTGATACGTATGAGGTTGGATATCGATATCCTCAGTACATGTTCATGATTCGCTCAAGTGATTGGGGAAATGCATCAAAATATGTTCAAGTTCTCATGAACCACTTCCACAATCAACAAAGTCTATATGTAGAGATGGATTCTGTACCTTATAGAATCTTTTCTATTGAAGCACTTGGAGAACCCTTGCGTTTAGGTGTAAAAGACAACGTGATGGAATGGACATTGAACGTCAAAGTTTTATTAAGGGAGGTAAAAGAAAAATGAGTGGAGAAATCAAAATTCCGTTTGGATTAGCAGATATAACTATCGGTGAAGGCGCTGAAGCAGTCAAGTTTGATGGGAAAGACTACTTCCAAGCGGATGGAGGCGAAGTTACGCTTACACCTGTATTCCAAGACATTAACATAGCTGATTTTGGAGAATCCGTGTATGACAAGATATTAACAGGTTATACCGGCACGTTTACTTTCGTAGCTGCGCAAAATGATATGAAGACAATTCAAATCGCTTTAAGTGCTAGTGAGTCAATTACTGATACTGTCACCAGTGAAGTTACTGGGTTGATGGATGCTAAAATTGGGACATCTTTAAGAAGCAAAGCAAAAAAGGTAACCATACATCCTCGAACAATGGGTGCAGACAATTCATTAGATATTAATATTTACAAAATGGCTTCTGATGGGGATTTTACTAAATCATTTGCTAATGAGCAGGGTAATCAATCCGTTTCCATGTCTATGCTTCCTCGTGACGGAATGGACGTTAGTAAGCCAGGCAACTTCTTCTACATTGGCGATACGGATCCTAACGCAGCAGCATAATCTTTGAGGTCTCCTTAGGAGACCTCTTTTAATTTTAGGAGGGAATAAAATGCCTACGACTGTAACTTTGAAAAAGAAAGATGAAGAAGGAAACATTACAAAACACCAACATGAAATAGAAGACATTGATTTACTCCAATTTCAAAAAATGATGGAAATTATCAAGGAAGTTATTCAAGAGTTAAAGAATGATGATTCTCTGAGAGAATTCCTTAATGAGATATTTGAAGACGATCTCCAAAATGGTGAAGTGGAACCAGAAGAGATCCTCAAAAATAAAGATGCCGAATTTATTATAAAAGCAGTCAACGCTTTTGAAACTCTAGCTATTAAAATGCCAGAACATGCTTTTAAGTTATTAAGTGTCTTAAGTGGGATAGAACTACCTGTTCTACAAAAGCAGAAAATTATTGATGTCTTAGATATTTATGACGCTGTAGTAGAAGAAAATGATATTGAGCGTTTGATCAAGCGGATAAAAAAGTCTTTGGGGACAACCGCAGCAAAGGCGAAGTTTCTAAATCTGGCGAGAAGGGCGTCAGCTCCGATACTACAATAAGTGAATCATTCATTTACCGGTTGTCTCCTCTTTTAGGCGGTCGTTCTGAAGTGCTTAAGACCCCATTTATCGAATTGTTAAAACACATGGAATTATTACTTCAAAAGGAAGAAGCTGAGGGTAAAAAGGAAGAGATTGACCGATGGCTTGACTTCTTAACCTCTATGTATTCCCATCCATTTACTGATCCAAAAGAAAGAAAGAAATTCATGGAGCTAATAAAACCAGAAAACGTTACTGAAAAAGAGATTCCAAAATTTGAAACAGATTTAAAACTTTTAGAGCAATTAAAAGCTATGCAGGGAGGAGGTTAACAGATGTCTGTCATTAGAGAATTACGGGCAAAGTTCTCTGCCCAGGCAGAAGGATTAAAAGCTGTAGCCCGAAGTGTAAAAAGCGACCTTCAAGACATAGGTAAAACCACTGAAAAATCAGTAGACAAAGCAAACTCCAGTGTAAAGGATCTCAAAGGGGAATTAGGTACTTTAGAAAAAGCACTAAAAGATGCGGGAAATCCCAAAGGTTTTAGAGATTTAAATAAAGTACTAAAGAAAGCCCAGGACGAACTAGACTCAACAGGAGAAATTGGACAAAAACGGTTCCTTGAACTGAATACTGCAGTTATGAAAGCTAAGCAAAGACTTGGTGAGCTTGGTCCGGAAGGAAAAGCAAGTCTCAAACAAGTAGAAAAAGAGATTAACTCCTTAGAAAGCAAGTTAAAAGGTCTGGGAAAAGATACTGGTTTGGATGATCTAAACAAAGATGTTGAAAAAATAGGGGAAAGCACTTCTGAAGTTGGTGGAGCTGGAAATATAGCGGGCCTAGGATCACTATTTTTATGGTTTGGGAAAATTAGGTTAGCAACATTAGGGGCTGTAAGTGCTGTGGCAGGTTTAGGTCTGGCTCTTTTTGGTCTTGGTAAGCAAGGTGATGAAGTAAAAAGAGCCATGAACTCATTGGAGGCCCAGACAGGCGCGTCTAATTCAGAAATGGCGGAAATGAAGAATTCATTAAAGGAAATATATAAAGGTAATTATGGTGAATCTTTTCAAGATATAGCAGACTCAATGGCCATTGTTAAACAAACAACCCAATTGACAGGAAAAGAACTTGAAGAAGCTACCACTCGTGCAATTATTTTTAGAGATACGACGGGTAAAGAGGTATCTGAATCAATAAGAACAGCAGACACTCTATCTCGTCAATTCGGCATTACCAATGAACGTGCATACGAGCTTTTAGCTCAAGGACAACAAAAGGGTTTGGATAAGTACGGTGACATGCTTGACACTTTTAATGAGTATTCGGTTTATTTCAAACAGATGGGATTCGATGAAAAACAGATGTTTGATATTCTTGCTGATGGAGCTCAAAACGGAGTATATAATCTCGACTATTTAGCAGATGCTGTCAAAGAATTTGGTATTCGTGTAAAAGACGAATCTGACACAACTAAAGAGGCGTTCGATTCACTCGGATTAAAATCATCCGAAATGTCCTCCATGTTTGCGGAAGGTGGAGAATCTGCCCAGAAGGCATTCTCTAAAACTATGAATGCATTAGCTAAGATTGAAGATCCTGTAAAGCGAAATACAGTAGGTGTAGAACTTTTCGGGACGAAGTTTGAGGATCTTGAATACGAGGCCATTCTTTCTCTTGCCAACGTAGAAGGTGCTTTTGATGAAACGGCCAATACTATGGAAAAGATTGATAATGTGAAATACGACTCAGTCGGGGAAGCGATAACTGGTATTGGCAGAATTATAACCGCCGAGTTGTTTTTACCGTTACAAGATAAAATCATGCCTGGGATAAACAAATTTGCTCAAGATTTTAAAAATAATATGACTGGTATCATTCACTTTATGAAATCTTTATTTTCAGGAGACGAAGAACAATTAATAAATTTGCTCGAGAAACTCGGTCTGTCTTCTTCACAAGTTCAAGCGATAATCAATGCAATTAATCTCATTCAGAAATATCTATCGTTAGCTGGTCAACAGATAGCATCGTTCTTCCAAGAGAAAGGTGCAGAAATCATGGCTTTCTGGAACCAATATGGCCCTCAAATTATGCAGGCGGTACAAAATGTTGCAAATGGAATTTTAGCAGTGATCCAATTTGTAATGCCGTTAGTCCTATTTATAATTAAATCTGTTTGGACAAACATAAAAGGTGTAATAAGTGGTGCTCTCAATATTATAATGGGCCTCATTAAAGTTTTTACTGGTCTTTTTACAGCAGATTGGACTCTGATGTGGGAAGGGGTTAAACAACTTTTTTTTGGAGCAGTTCAGTTTATTTGGAACCTTTTAAACCTAATGTTTTTAGGAAAGGTTTTAAGCCTCTTTAAATCTTTCGTAACTGGTGGATTAAGTTTGTTAAGAGGACTTTGGAGAGACATAGTATTTGACGTGAAGAAATTTGTTCAAGGGATATTGGCGAGTTTCAAAAGCTTCAAAGATAGCGCGATTGGAACGTTTAACTTCTTCAGAAGCACAGGATTAGGAATTTTTAATAGTTTTAGGGGTTCGATGCAGTTAATTGTAGAAGGTCTGAAAAATGCAGTTTTACGAATATTTACTAACCTTTACACGGGTGGTAACCGAATTTTCAACAATATACTAAGTGCAGGAAGA